TCATACTGTGCGCTTCCACATATAAACAGTAATGTATGGCTGGTAGTTGGCATTCGTTCCACTTGAACCAGTTGTACTGTTTGAAACACTGATTCCAGTTGTCGCACTACCAGTATTTGCTGATACAACATTAACTCGTGCTCCACCACCACCAGAGTTACCAATTCCGGGCTGGTTATATTCTGTTTGTGTATGCAAGTGTCCGGGGTCTGTAACTGTTGCAGTGTGGGTGTGGCTTACAGTAATTGCATCTGCACTACCACCAGTTTCTTCAGCAGTATCAAACAACGCATTGCTTGAATCAAAACCAACCATGACACGACCAGCCGCAAATGCAGTCCATGTGCCAAAGCCAAGCAAAGTTGCAGGGTTAGTGCTGACAGAAGCATTTGTGTAAATTGACCCCACTGGATACAAAGCCGCTAGTGCCGCTTGAACAAAAGCAGTGGTTGCTATTGCAGTTGAACTATTACCAGAAGACTGTGTAGTTGCAATAGTGCCTGTTGGCAGTGTAGGTGTACCAGTTAAAGTAGGACTAGCCAAATCTGCTTTTGTTGCAATCGCAGTAGCAATGTTGTTGAACTCAGTGTCAATTTCAGTACCTTTGACAATCTTCAAAGGATTGCCAGAAGACAGATTATCTTTTGTGGCAAAGTTCGTGCTTTTGGTGTAGTCACTCATAATTTTCCTTTAAGTCATCTTGCCATTTTTGGCTTGAATTTCAATCTTCTGAATAGACAATGGAGTTCCATTGATGTCTGATTCATAACCTGTCTGCACAACCTTCCCTGTTCCAGATGCTGAAACAACCAAAGTCTGTAACGCAACACCATCAGAATAGTAAGCAATTGTTGTGGCATTTGCACCATACTCAGCAATGCCATAGTAATAAACATTCTGAGTCGGAATCGTTGCATTGTCAGACAAGTAATTTGTCTTGAAGTCAAAGCCCCACTTGAATGTCACTGTTTGATTTGTTCCACCAATAACAACAGTTGACAACTTCTTTAAAATTGAAAGCACATTCTGATCGCCAAGGTCAGCATGGTTTGTGTAATACAACATACGATAAGAAGTATCGTAATCTTGATAGGTGTTGTACCAACCAACATAACCATTCTTGCCGATGTAAAGACTTCCATCTCTGCGAGACAAGAAAGACTTAGGCGTAATGGAATCCCAAGTTGTCACCCTTGCAGAACCATCAGGCAAATACGCCTTGGTATCAAAACACCAAGTTGTATCAATGCTAGGAGTTGTCAACAAGTAAAAGGCTTCACGCTCTGAATACACAGACTTGATGTTTGCCAATGTCTCACCAGCCACAGCACCCATCAAATCATTACGAATATTCTTAGACAAGTCCCTCTCAGGTGCAGACTTCTCTTGAATCGTTCTCATCAACGATCTGACACCAGAGTTAGACAAGAACAACACATCAGTGCTTGTAGTCTGAATACTGTCTCTAGCAATACAACCAATACCTTCAACAGTGTCACTGATAGACATGGTTGATGGGGCTGTTGCGCCTTGATAGACAAGAATCTGACGCTTACCAAAGATGAACAAGAATCCATTGTGTGCCGCCAAACCAGTAATTTGGTCAGCACCATTTACCCAAACATTGTTTACATTCAATGAACCAGCCGTACCTGTTGACCACACATGACCAGAAATCAAATCACTGAAGTAAACAGTGGCGTTTACAGAAGTAGTGTTAGCCGCCCACAATCTACCAAACGCTGAAATGCAAATGTCAGCATCAGGAGCAGTAGCTTGATAACCTGTTTTCTCTGAAACTCTACGATATGTTGTAGTCGATACAGCAGGGTCATAAATCAAAGGATTGTGACCAGACTGAAAGAAGTAAGTAATGCCATTCAGTGACGCACATTGCCAATTGCTTGCAGTGATAGTTGGCGCAGTACCCCCACCCCCATATGTGAGTTCAGTCACAGTGTTTGTAGAACTCAACTTGAATAGTTTATTGTTTCCAGCAAACAAGACAGTTAAAGTTCCATCAGCCAACACTAATTCATGGATGACTTTGACATCATTTGCACCTAAGTCACCAGAAGAAGCATTGACTCTTGACCAACCTTTGCGTGAACCAATACGACCATACTGGTCAATGATGCAATTAGTCGCAACCAAGGCAAAGCCAGCATTTAAATCAAGAGGCGAGTCTTGAGTATTCAGACCGTAGAACCCCGGTGCTGAGATGCTGAATGTCTGAATCTGTTGGCTCATACCGCTACAAACTCCTGATTCTCAGGGTAGCGAGTGCCTTCCAAAGCAATGTAGTCAGAGAGCATTGACTTGTACAACAGATAAGCCTCAGATGAAGACAGACCACCATCTTCACCACGCTCTACCAATGCCCGAGCATAAGCATTCTGAGCCACCAACACATCAGGCACAGAGATGATTGTTGCATCTGATGACAATGTGGCTTGTGGGACTGTCAGGCTAAATGGGATGCTATACACACCATCAGGGCGAGGATACAGCGTTACTTTGGTGTCATAGCTCCCATTGACACCATCAAAGGCGTAATAGGCAGGGATTCCGCTGACAGGTGTAGAAAAGTTCTGAAACCTGTTCATAGTGGCAAAGTCGATGTTCTTCATGCGAATGTTGCTTGTGACATTCAACACATCAAGAACTTGGAATTTCTGACCAGCACCTGTTAAAGCATAAGAGTATGTGCCTGAAGTAGTGCTCAGAGTGATTGTTGTGCCAAGAATATTCCAAGCAAAAGCATCTTCAACTTGACGCTTTGCATCATTGACAAACTTGCCAATGAGGGAAGAATATGTTGTTTCGGAAACAGTTGAAACAGTTGCTTCACGCAACCTAACTAAAACATCGTTTACAAGTTCTAAGTATGTCATCTGTTTCTCACTTTGTTAAACAGCCTAGCTTTTACCTATTAAGAAGCTATAAGGCATTATAAAAGAACTTACATTTTTTTGGTTGTCTTTTTAGGCTTAGACATCCCTGCTTCACTCAAAGCAATGGCAACTGCCTGTTTGGGGTTCTTTACAACCTTGCCACCTTTGCCAGAGTGCAAAGTACCTTCCTTGAATTCACCCATGACTTTCTTAATCTTCTTCTGTGGTTTAGTCATCTTCATAGGGTTTCTCCTTAGTACAGGATTTTGGCAGTGATTGAGCCTGTAGTCCAAGCAGTAACATTGGCTCGCAAATATTTTGGTGCATTTTGGATAGTCACAATGCCATTGGCTGTTAAGGCAGTACCAATAGTTGACCAGTTTGTGCCATCTAGACTGCCTTGAAATGCTACAGTTGCAGTAGTGATACCTGAAACTTGCAAGAATGCTGGTTGACCAGCGTCAGCCTGAACTGCTGTAGATGCGCCAGTTGCGCCAACAGCACTAAGGACTGTGACAGGAGTGGTTAAAGATGCCATTATTTACCTCTTGAGGATTTCTTCATCATGTTGGTAGCAGTTCTGCCACCACGCATAGGCATACCTTTGGGTTTTCCAATAGCAACCATGATGGTCACAGGAACACCCTTTTTCTTGCCGTATTCTTTTGCTTCTTTCTCCCCTTTTTCAGAGTAGGGAAACTTCTTTTTTCCAACCATAGGCATAGTGTTCTCCTTATTTCCAGAGTCGATCAGCAACAAAGGTAATGACGCCGCCCATGAATGAAGCGATAGTCATACCCATCCAAAATCCACCTTTGCCTTTATTGGCAAGTTCAAGCAATGATTTAACATCGGTACTAAGTGAGTGCATCTCCTTTTGGAGTGCCTCGACTTGAGCTTCTAGTTTGCCAAATTCTCTTGCGTCAACTTCAGACATTTGCTACCTTTCTTGGTCTACCCATACGCTTAATTGTGGGGATGACAGGCGCACGAAAGGCGGTATCTGTTCTAACTTCTGATTCTACAGATTCTGTGGTTACTTCTGGTTCATCAACTCTCACATAACCCTGATGACCCTTCATGGAATCAATGTCATGTTGGAGGGTAAAAGTCACGCAATTACCCGATTGAAGACAACGAAAAGTAGCCATAAAACCCCTTAAATAAGAAAGGGGGGACTAGCCCCCCTATCATTACACCATGCGAACAATAACGATCTTCATGGTAGCTGACGCTAAGTCAGCAGTTGAACCTGACTCGTTTTGAATGCGGAATTTGACAGTGTTTGCGGCACTGACATAGCCAGTGACAGTCAAACCAACCAAATCAACACCCAAAGATGCACCAATCACCATATCGCCCAAAGCGACACCAGCAACTGTTACATCATCGGTTTCGCCAGCCCCATCAACTAAAGAGCCAGCGTTTAATGTGCAAGTAACTGCCCAAGTATCAGAGAACAAACCCCGAAACTGGTCATTACCACGGCGTGAAACTACTGCGGATGCGGTTGCCATTTTGATTTCTCCTAATTAGGTTAAAAAAGTCCCCCTACCACTAGGGCAGGGGGCGCAACTGCAATTAGCTAGGAACAACCAAAGCAAACATGGATGAGGACTTAGCCGCACCCACAGTAGCGGCACTACGCAAGGCGGCTACGCCATACAGAGTGTCACTTGTGAACAGTGTTGCAAGGTATTCTTGCTTGTACTGAACTTGTGAACGCACACCAACTTGCTCAACCAGAACCATAGAGTCCTTGTGACCCATCAAGCAGACACGAGCAATTGCAGAACCGCTGGTTGGGAAAGCGGCAGTTGCAGAAGCTGAGTCAGCATTGCTGGAAGTGAACACAGGGATACCATACAGGTTACCGATTTCACCATTCTGGATAGCGTTGCCATTACCGACAAATGCTTGTTCGGTGTAGCGAGCCAGACCCATCAAAGTGTTGCGGCTTGAGGGAGGAATCAGGAAGAAACGACCATCCATAGGAGTGTCGTTGTCATCCAAACGCTGAATGGTGCGGCGAATTGCGGCATCAGTCAGAGCAGACGCATTACCAGTGTTGGTGTTTGCGGTGTAGTCAAAAGCGGTTGTGCCGTCACCGCCAATGAAGGCAGAGCCGTACTGAGCACCAGTAGAACCACCATTAGCCAAACGACCCAACTGAATCAAGTCGGTATCAACTTGACGAGACAGGGCGTAACCAGCATCAGAAGTGTAGAACTGACGCATAGAGTTCAGTGCTTGGGCTTCCACGATGTCCTCGATCAAGCGGCTATATTCATAGTGCTTGTTGATAGACACAGTAACTTCAGACTCAGTAGCAGCAATCAAAGTGACTGCTGTCTCAGCGGCTTTAGCAGAAGCAGAACCACGGGTAGGTGCAGGAATGTGAACAGTGTCACCTTTCTTGCCCTTGAAGTTCATCTTCATAACTAGGTTAGCAAGAACCAAGTTTTTCTTATAAGCCGCTACGATTTCATCTGACCAAATTTCTGGGATGAATGTTGCGCCAGTGGTGGTAGTAACTGAGTTACTAGGGGAAAATGATGTTGCCATGTTGTATCTCCAATAAAATCAAAAGTTAAGTTATTTAACGCGCCCCTCCGCATATGCCTGCATGATTTCATCACTCAAAGCATCGTATCGGTTCGGGTCTTGCATCTTCAGCCGAATAAGGTCAGCCCTTCGGTAAACTCGTTTTCCAGATTCACCAGTACCACCTACATCTACAGATGCGGCTTTGAGATTAGTCTTGCGTTGGGCTTCCCCTGCATCGCTAGTCTGTTTGGCCTTAACACCCTTCAATTGCTTGTAGGTACTGAGCAGTTCGTTAGCACTGTCATAGTCATATTCACCATCAGCTTTAGCGTACAAACCAATGCGAACAGGTGAAGATTTCACCCAATTCACAAAGTCTGCATCCTGAACAATCTGACCAAAATCAGGGTGTTCAGATGCCAGCTTTTGCTGAATCTGCATCTTTTTGAACTCAAGAGCCGCTTGGCGACCCGCAAGAACATCAGGATGGTTATCAACAGTCTTACGAACAGCCGCCTGTGGATTCTCGAAAAAATCTACTTCTGGCTCGTCCTCTTTAACAGGTTGAGACTTTCCCGCAAGGTTCTGCTTAATGAGTTCATCCGCTAATTTGCGTACTTCCCCCACTTCTTGAGCTTGCTTGCCAATCAGCTTCTCAGCTTCTTGGTGCATCTTGATAATGTCTGACAGTTCTTTGCCCCGATACTTGTCGGGAATGTCATCATTAGCTTGCTCAACGGTGGAATGAAGTTTCTGCTTTTCAACGACTTCTAGTTCACTGTGCATCTCGTCTGGGTTATCAATCAACATTGTTTTTTCCTTTTTCCTGCCACTTTTGGGTTCTAGGAGATCACTACGGCAAAATTGCTTATGTAGTGGTTTTGCGCTCTGCCGCTAACTTTTCACGGTGTTTATGGTCAAACTGCATATGTGCAGTTGGGAAATGACCTGACCACCCTTCCAATTTAACGCTAGGTGCGCTCATGATGCGACTGGCTGAACCACCGCACTCACACTGAACAGACTGCAACTCATAATCACAGTACCGTTCAATTTTGTGTCCGTTTTCACAGACAAATTCATACATTCTTTTCATTCAATTCCTCGTAGGCTCGTTCGCTGACCTCTTTCAAGGTTTTCAGCCAAGTCAAGATGGAAAGTTCACCTTTTCGAAACATCAAGGTCTTTTCATCAGGAATCACGCTTATATTATTCAAGGACTCTATCATATTGTCAATGTCAATAGTCAAGTCCTTCCAGCCCTCCATGCTCATCATGGAGAACCGTTCAGAGTAATATTTGTCAAGTTCAGGTGTCATTTTGGGATTCTTCTTTTGGAATCTGTGGCTCTGCCTGTTCCTTGATCTTCATAACCAATGGGAAAGCGCCTGACTTGGTAGGGAGTTCACCAAGTACATGGAGAATGTTATTTACATCCTCAAGAGTCAATTTAAGTGTCAATTCCAAGGCAAACCCCTTGCTGTTTTAGGTGCTTTTTGTTCTGCAATCTGAGCCGCTAGAGCCGCTTCTGTTGCGTCCTTATCCACACCATTAGCCCAAATCCAACCAAGGACTTGTTCTTGTGTCAGGTCGGCATAGTCCACGGTGGGAGTGCCATCAGACCATGAGCAAGTGTTAACAATAGAGGCTGAATGCTCTCCATCTACTGCTGTGCAAGCCCAATGTGCTTGATAAACAAATCCATCAGAGGTTTGATGGTCAAGTTGGGAGATTGTCCAAGTAGTTGTCATGCTGTACCTTTCAATGCGGCTACATCTGCTTGCAGTTGGGTGATGATGGCTTGTTGTTCTTGGATGGCGGCGACCAAAAGCGGAATAGTGTCGGTGTAAGACAAAGCCAGTGCGTCAGGGTCTTCAGTGTTTACAGCTTCAGGCAAAACAGATTGAACGTCCTGTGCAATTAAAAATGGTCGGCGGGTTACTTCATCGTCCGTTTTATATCTTCCAATGACAGCCCTAAGCGATGCAACTTTTACTGCGGCATCTGTAATTGTCTCAATAATATTCTTGTGACGCTCATCAGAAAGAGAAGTCCAAGAAGTTCCTCCACTTGCAACACGAACGCCAGCACTACCATTGTTTCCTGCCACGCTGACACCATTACTTCCACGAATAATAGCGTCCCCAGCAATCGCTCCAGTAATGTAATTGCCGTTGGACTGAGCATAACCAAAATAGCTTACGTTAGTTCCGTTAGTAACTGCAATCGCTTGCTGACCCCCCGAATTTGCCACAGCTAAACTTGCGCCAGAAACAGCACTCGTAGTCCCCACCAGCAAGTTACCGCTGGAGTCGATACGCATACGTTCTGTGGAAGAAGTAAGCATCCGAAGCGTGTTGCCAGATGCGTCAAGGTAAAAGCCCTCTCCCGTTTGAGCTGCGCCATTGAGTACAGCCACACCGCCACCATCAGGGTCAACATATAAATCCCGAGTCCCACTACCTACGCGCAGCGCAGAATTGTCGCCAACAATTTGAACTCTTGCCCCACTTGGCGAACTCGTACCAATCCCCACATTCTGGCTTGTGTCAATCGTGACAGCAGTAGTCGTTCCATTGGTCTGTAAAGCTAAAGTGCCATTACTAGCTACTCCAGATGAATTAAGTGTAATTTGTGCCATGATTTTCCTTTACGGTGTACCGTTAGAGACAATGTTTGTTGCAGAAGTGATGATTCCAGTTGAAGACATAGAAGCAATTGTTGTTGCCCCATACTTGAACAGCAACTTACCACCAGACTCCTCAATTGTAAAGTTGGTAGTAAGCAGTTTAGTCGTTGATGCCGCAGTCCCTGTTGTGTTCTGATTTAATGTAGGAACATCAGCCGCAACCAACGCCCTAAATGTAGGCACTCCAGCAGAACCATTAGGTGATGCCAACACATAGTTAGCAGTCTTGGATGCGTATGGATTAAGGTGTCGCCATAACTAGCAGACAAGCTAATAGCGGGAGTATTGCCGCCACTAGAAGCAACAGGAGAAGTTCCAGTTACAGATGTAACCGTTCCTGTGAAAGCATCATTAGAGGTAACAGTGAAGTTAGGGTATGTACCACTGATAGAGGTAGTACCCGCACCAGTCAAAGAAACAGTCTGGTCAGGGGCAGAGTTGGTAATGGTGATAGTTCCAGCACCCTCAGTAATGCTGATACCTGTGCCATCAGTTAGGAAAGCATTTTCCCAAACACCCGCTACAGCATCGTAAATCAAGGTATTGCCAGATGCTAATGATGTGAAGTTCACATTTCCATCTGTTCCACCCAATACAGAACCATAGGTAGGACGAACAAACAATACGCCATTTGATGAGCCAACATGGACAACAGCCGCCACAATGCAAATAGCATTAGGCACTGATGGCTTGGTCTTAGTTAAACCACCTGTGACAGATGGGTTGTAGTAAAGGACATCACCTTGCGCCCAACTCTCTGCTCCACCAGTCGTATTGATTGACTTGACTTCACCAAAAGTCGTGACAAACACCCAATCGTTTGTAGCGCCAGTTTCAGCGGCAACACCAAGAATGTAGCTTGCCTGTTCTGGTTGCAAACCTGTAGCTGGTGCGGCTGTCAATCCACCACTAGCTCCTAAAGTACCAGTGAACATCAATACTTGGCCTTTGGTTGCCCCAGAAGACAACTTAACCCTGTAATACAGTTCTTCACCAATGTGCTGAACCTGATTGCCATTCATCTGGAATGACAATGTTTGGAATTGATCTTCAGCGTTGTAATACAACTTACCAGTTGCATTCGTAACAGTTGCGGCAGTGTCAAACTGGATGAAATCAGGGGAGGAGATACCGCCTGTAACACCAGTCATGGAAGTGATGTTGTCGTTGGCTCCAGCAATAGCCCAACTTT